GCTGACACGCGACGCACTACATCGGCTTGGTGCCGGTGCGTGTGTCCGAATACACAGTTTCCCGCAATGGCCTGTTGGGTTACGGCTGTAGCGTGTTTAGCGACCGAGAAACCGTGAAAGAAAAAGCACTTCCCCCGCCTGATAACACCCGGCACCGGAAGCCCATCGTGGAACTCAGCCAGTCGGCGGTACGGAATACCGCGCTGGCGCAACCGCAAAAGGAACTCAGGCGCGAGCGCGCGGCGCAGCAGTTCCGCGTCTCTTCCGTTCTGCAGTGTTTCCGTGACGCACCAGCGTTCAACGCGGCGCTCATGGTTTCCCTCAAGATACTCAATCCGAGCGCGAGGCGCAGCCTTCTGTAGTGCATCGAGAAAGCTATTGGCCCGGCTGATGTCTTCTTCGTAGCTGGTGGCAGTTTCAGCGACGTATCCGATTACATGATTTTGCGCAAGGAATCCGCCGCAGTTGACGTGATCGCCGAGCAAAATAATTTCATCAGGGTCAAGAGTCTTGATGTCAGCCAGGGCTGTTGTCAGGGCCGGCAACTCAACCTGTGCGCCGTGCGTATCGCCAAGGCAGACTCGTACAATGTGACCATTTCTCCGTCTAGGATGGGGCACCGCAATCGGTGGTGCCCGGCGTGTTCGACGCGCCTGCTCCAATGCCCCAACTGCCTGAGCTAGTTGTTTCCTTGCCGCCTTTAGTTCCTTTTCTTTCGTAGCTAACCGCCCTTCGGCGATTGCTGTGCGAATGTTTTGTTGACTCATTATTTTATGTTTTTCCGGCTGGCTTGGCCGGTTACTCCCAAACTCGCTTAGGCGCGACAGGTGCGGGATTGATTATCGCAGTGCCGTGCGGCATCGGTGAGGCTGCGCGGACCGCGGCAGCCTGCGGTTCGGCGGCGGGGCCATAGAGCCGCAGGTTGGCCCGCTCGCCGGGATAGAAGACCGCTGGCGTCTTGACGGTCGCCGGGAACGTCGAGGCGTCGAGCACGGCTGGCGTTTGCACCATCGGGCCGATATAGTCGAAGGCGACGCCGGCAACGGGGATGCAATCGGGACCCGGAGGCTGGCCATCGGGCACAGCTGGCGGGATAATGACCAAGCCGAGAGCCGCCAGATCGGCGATACAGTCGGCGCGGCAGGCAATTTGGAGATAGAGGTCGATCATGGGAGGATCAGGTTGAAAGAGCCCGGAGCAGCCCGGATGAAACCTGCCACGGCAGGTAGGCCAGGCGCTTGAGGTGACCGTTCAGGAACAAACTGCTTCCGTTATAGCATCCCAAATAAAAGGAAGTCGGCGCTGCGGTCATTGTATTTGCGTGCGTCTGGATGGCTTCACCGAGCGCACTGAAGCTTATACCAGCAGCAGCATAGCTTGTGGCGATTTTGCGAGTGGTGGACCAAACACCGGCACTATAAAGGATGAAATCGTGGGTTCCGTCGTACCATTCTACGCGCGCATAACCAGAGTCAGAGTCCCATTCCAAACCGGGAAGCATCGTCGCCCCATTCGAGCTAAGAATAAAGGCTCTCGCCGAACCGATGGGGTTGGCCGTGTCCGCTTCCGCGGCCCATGTCCCGGAGGCCGCATTGAACCAGGGTGCCAGAGACGTGATGCTTGCCACGTCTGCAGCGCGGGTGACGGTCGCGGTCGTGGTTGAAATATAGGAGGTGACGCTTACACCTGCCTCAACCTGAAAGCCCCCCCAGTAGATGTTTGCCGACGCCCCATTCGAGGGATAGGTATAAATGCCGTTGGTCGCTGACCCGACAACGGAAGGGACACCAAAAGAACCCCGCCAGACGTTGGCATTGATCTGGACCGGAGCGCCGAGATTCATCGCCCCGGCAGAGTATGTAAAGGAGGGCACATTGCCGTTCCATGTTATAGTAAGAACCCCTATATCCCCCAAGCCATTTTGGTAAAATTCAATCTTCGATTGCGCGGTGGTCCCTTTTCGAAAAAAGAACGAGATAATAACGGTACCGTTGGGCAAGGTGCTACTAGGAAATAGTTGATAGTAGCCGTCGCCGTAACCCGCACCCGTAACGAGATCCAATGGTACGCCGATTGAGGTATCAGCTCCGGCGGTGCGCGACGGAGACCCCTGTGCAACCCACGGTGATGCGCCGAAGTTCTGACTTTGCAGAAAATAATTCGTCCGTTGCTCCTCGATCAGCAGACCTCGCGGTAGCAACGTCGCCGGGTCGAAGTCGAAACGGGGTTGACCGGAAGCAACAGACTCCAGCACGCCAGAAGCATTGAACCGGGTGCCGGCGCTGGCGCGGGAGAAGTTGATGAGCGAGTCGAGCTTTGATAGCTCGGTCGAATAGTCATCACCGGAGAGCAAAGCCATTCGGGCGAAATCGGGGTTGAGCTGCTTGCGGGGAAGGAAGGTGCTCATTTCTTAGGCTCCGGTAATGGCGTTTCGTCGAGGTGCTTCAGCAGATCGTTCACATCGGCCAAACAGCCCTCCATTCGAGTGAGATATTTCTGCGCATCATTGACCCGCAGCACAGCAGCCTGAAGCTCCTGCTGAATGGCCTTCTGCCGTTGCAGAAGAAATTCGCGAGTGATCGAACGGACGGCGGCGCCGTGCTGCTCGTGAGCCTTCTTGGCGGCAGCGACAGCATCAGCGGCGACGGTGATTGGACTGGTGGGGGGCTTATCGTTCATAAAAAGAGGGAGTTCCAAGAGACGGCCTGCCATGTGCCCGGAGCCATATCGTCAGCGAAGGATTGTATCTGCACCACCACGTTGACTCCACCGGTCGTGATCGTGAAAGGAAAGCTAGTCGCGGACATCGAAGTCCCGCTGCCAACGCTATACAGGACGCCCCACCCAGCGGGCGGGCTACCCGGCGCAGCAACTCGGATATTTGGCGAACCGGGATTATTAAGAACCGGGTCGGGGGCAATCCCGATGAGCATTCCCGAGGGAAGGCGCCCGGCATTGATCGTGCCCGCTACAATATCATCGGCATTGAGCGTGCCCCTCACTATGACGTTCTGAAACTCCGCGCTGCCGTCGTACCGGATGCGCCAGCCGGATGTCCCCGCAACGAAGTTAGCCGAAAGAATGTCGCACCCTCCCAACACCAAGGAACTGACTGTGACTGGCCCGGAGGAAGTGATTAGGGTGAGCGAGACCGCGTGCCCATTCGCGTCGAGATTCCATCCCGCCATCGCGACAGCCTGCCCTCCAGAGACGTAAGCCGCCGCGAGGATGGTGACATTGGCGGACATGCCGCTGACCGTCGAGGAAAGCGATGAGATGCTACTCGCCATCGCGGAATCAGCCGAGGCGCGGGTGCCCTGCTCGGTGGTGATTGCCGCCGATACTCCGCTGACCGTCGAGGAAAGCGATGAGATGGAGGAGGCCAATGATCCGTCGTTCGTAACCCGGACGCTCTTCTCCTGAATCATATCCGCCTCTGAGCCCTGCAGACTGGCGATCAGCCATGCGAGGTCCGTGACATAAGCGAGGTCGGCAGCCTGGTAGGCGCTCTGGAGGCTGCCAATGGCCTGCGCCCGCTGATCGAGTTCATGCCGGAGGTCGGCGACATGGTCTTGTGCGTTCTGAAGGATGTCAGCGAGGTCAGCGTTGGCGGCAGCGATGAGGGCTTGAACAGCCGAAAGATTGGCCGCAATTCTGGAGTCGGAGACATCCACCCACGCCGAGCCGTCCCATCGATAGGTAGCAACAACAACACCGCCCGATGTCTGATACCACAGATCTCCGACCCGCAGATCACCGGTCGGAGCGATTGAACCGGTGAAAGTTCGTACACCGGAAGCATCGGCTGCCGTCAGGTCGGGAAAGACAAACGAAATGCCGGGATCATCTGGCTTGGGATCACCCGGAAGGTCGGCTGAAATGGCCTGAAACTTAAAATATTTTGTCGCAAGTGATGAGTCGTAGACACCAGCCGTGCGCACATCATAAAACTCATTATGCGAGGTCGTCTGGAGCTCATCGTAGTAGAACAGCCAAGCGACTGCTGCTGAGCTGTGCGAAGCAGCAGTCGTTCCCTGCCGACCGCGCAAGATACTGAGGTCATAGACTCCCGCTGAAACAACGGTGATTGAACCGACTGACACAACTTCATCGTCGATCAGTAACAGTAAGGTGTCATCAGACTGCGCCAGCGCACTCTGCGCCTGCATGCGATTCCAATCGAGCGACGTAGAAGCGACGCGCACCGTAGTAGCAACGCCATCCAACGAAAGGCTGAGCGCGCCCTTGGCGGCAAAAGCTTGCAGAGCTAAAATCTGTTCCCACGGCGCCGAGCCAGTCGCGCTCAAGTGCAGAAGGGTTGAAATATTCTGTGGAGCCGGACGATCCACTAGCGCGGCAATCTGCCTGGCGCCGCCAAACCCTGACGGTAGAAACCAAATACGGGAGTCGGCAATGTCTACCGGCGCGACTGGCGCATAGGGCACGCGCGAATCAGGTGCGCCAACGTAGGGCTGAGGAAACACCCCGCGCTCACGAATGATGCTCAAGGTATCGCTCGCGCTGCCGGCCTGCACCCTGCGGGCTGTCACGCGACAGGCAAGCAGCAGACCATGCGGACCATAGTTCCAACTGAACAGGTCTCCAGGCATGAGCGGCGTCACGCCGTCAGTCTGCATGGCGCGAGACTTCAGAACCTCTAGGTCCATACCGGCGTCAGTGCTTGACGCCGCAGCAATCTCCATCGCTACCTGTGCCGCCTGAGTAGGTGAATGAATGAACGGTCGATTGTTGCGCGCGGGCGCCGGAGCGATGTTCGTCTCGCGATTGGCCGGCGCTTGATAGACTGCAGCGCCATCCGCGTAGAGGTTGTAAGCGTTCTCGTAGACCAGCGCTACTGACGTTGCGGCCTGTGACCAATCAGGAAAGCCGGTGCCGGATGGCTTCTGCGCAAGGTCAGCTTCCGCGATGGTCGGCAGACTGCCTGGCACGCTTCCGCCAGGGAACCACCCCACCTTTAGCTTTCCGCCGTCACCATAAAGGTAAGCGTTGTCGTAAGCACAAATCGTCGCGATCACGTCAGACAGAGTCGTGCCCTGCGTGAACCACGGATGGCAGAACGTCTGCCAGCCAGTGCGCCCGCACACGCCGGTTGCCTCCAAGGCTGCCGCCTGCGCCGACCAGTGGGCCGCATCGAGCAGGGATGAATCGAGACACCCGCCGCCCCGGGTTTCGGTCAGCAGCGCATAGATCGCAGCGAATGGGTTGCAGCCGAACTCCCATTGGTAATAACCGGTGTAGCTTCCGAAACTCGGCGGCGTCCGGCCTACCTCGACCTGAAAGTCCATCATCGTCGTTGAGCCCTGGCCCAAGTCGATGTTCTTCATCACGACATATGCCAGCCCGCGGTAGGCTGGATGAGTCTGCCCGGTCCCGGCCACGAGCACCGAATCCGCGGTCTGCGTCTCGGTGCCGCGGTAGACACGCATCGTCCACGATTTGCCGCCGGCCATGCTGCCGTTGATCGTGAAGTCGTGGTAGTCCTCCTCCGCGCCGAATGTGTAGTTCAGGTCGGTGATCATGGTGCCGTTGCCCATGACCTTTCCGATGAAATCAATCGGCCCGGCGCAGAGTGCAAACGCGATGGACGCGAACTGCCAGTTCGCCTGATTCGCCCCGCCGTAGGACTCGACCCAGTTGAAGGCGTCGGACAGCCAGTGCGAGCCGAGCATTTCCCGACCGAAGCCGATGCCGACTGGCTCGGCCTCCTTGTAGGACGACTGCTGCGGTGTGGTGGCCGTGGCGGTCGCGGGCAGCTTCGGGGATTTGCTGAGAAAGCTCATGCTAGTGCCAGCACTTCCTGTGCACACCGCTTGGCGGCGATCTCGCAGTAGCGTTCCTCGATTTCGATGCCGATGGCGTGGCGCTGGAGGTCTTTGGCGGCGCGGAGGCAAGGCCCGGATCCGTAGAATGGGTCAACAATCACCCCGGCTGCGGGGAACCATCTCCCCGTCAGAATCCAGTTGAACAACATCACCGGCTTCTGTGTGGGATGATACGATTCGCCGATTTCGCTTTCTCGCCTGAATCCGTTCCACTCGTGATGAAAGATTCGGACGCCCTTGACGAAGTTCGTCCACGCAAGTTCGCCGTCCGCCTGATCGTTCTGCATCCGGTCGCATCGCTTGTCCCACACAAGCCAACCGGACGCTGCGGGAAGGTGTTGGTTGAAATAGTTCGCCCCCCAGAGAACCGTAGGAACATCAAGGGCCAAAACAAAGGCCGGATCAAACGGCTTATCATCCCCGGTCACTTCCGGGTAATCCACGCACTGAGCCAAGCGCCCGCGTCCGCGCATCCGGTATGCTGTTTCGAGCGAAATGCCGTAAGGGGGATCCGCAACGATAACCCCAATCTCACCCAGCCTCGGCAGCACCTCCCGGCAGTCGCCGTGGTAGATCGTCACCCAAGCGTCTTGATAGTAAGGCGTCACTCACTTGGCCCTTTCGTCATCAGCCGGTGCCGATGCGGACTCAACTTGAGTTGCGAGACCGTCTGGGCACAGACGCCCGATGGCCGCACGACATGCCACACAAGATCACCGATGCGGATGCCTAGATGATGCTCAGTGCGGCCAACGCGCGGGAACACGAAATCACCGTCAAGATGCGGCTCCGTTTCGTCTACATGGCGCACGCGGGCACGCACGGCAGGCTGTTCAAACCATGCACGCAGCACGCTTTCTGCGCTGTGCTCGGCATGGTTCAGATCGTACGGCGGTATGGCGACCGTCTCGGAAATCGCGCCGATCTCACGCAGGACCGATGCCACGAAACCCGCGCAATCCACGCCACCCAACGGCCCTTTCACGGCGCTGTTGGAGCGAAACGGCGTCCCCATCCAGCTCGCGCAGGCGGTGCGCAGGGCGGAGACGGCAGCGGGATCGGTGAAGTAGTCGCTCATCAAAATTCTTTCCGGCAAGCGAGCCAGTCTTGAACCCGGTCATCGGCCCACGACACCTTCTCGCGACGGTGGAAGCTCGATCGGACCTTCCACCAAACGAACGGATAGACCACGCGGTGTTTCGTGGTGCCGTCGTTCTGCGTGGTCTGAATCACCATCGGAGAGAACAAGCCGCCGCACATCTTTCTCAGCTTTTCCGGCGTCGGGCCGTCCATGGCTTTAGATTCCATCCAGAATCCGTGAATCGCCCGGTCACAATCGACGTAGAACAACGATCCATCGTCGCTGAGACGCAGCCATACCTTCGTATGCCTGAGATACCAGCGTCGGAGCTTCAAAAAAACTGTCTTGATAAAGTTCATTTCTTCGAGGTGGGCGGCGCCCCGACTTCGTGGACGGCTAGGAACTGCGGGATAAACGGCATGCCGCGGAGGTTCGCGTAATTGCTAAACTTGGTTGTGCAGGTAGACGCCTGCCCATCGCAGCCAGGCACGAGCTGTACGGCCTGGCCCCCTGCTGAAATCATGTCTGCCCACAGCGGGCGGTTGAGAACCAAGGACAGCACGCCACCAGCATAGCTGCTGGAAACAATGGTCACTACTTGGATGTTTCGACCGCTGCCAGTGCGCAGGATGCCACCGGCAAACCAATTCGCGTTTGTTGGCGAACCCGGACCCGAAAGACTGTGAACTGACAGCGTCAGCCGATCAGAAGACAAATCAGCCTGCGCTGCAGTACCCGAGCAACGCCAGGCGGTTTCAAGCAGCCCGCAGAGCGACGAAAAAACATAGGTGTTACAGCTCGGACCATAAATCCAGCTTGGCATGCGGCGATCAAGCAGCGTGCCAAAAAGCGTCGCTGTGATCGTCAGGAGGTTTCCTTCAGGCGCTATCTGAGTAATGAAACCAGTAAAAATCTGTGTGCGCGCTGACGGGTTCGCCGGATCGCATTGCCATATGGTCAGCGTCACGACGCCGAATAGCCGCCCCGGAATCCAATCTGCGGCGAGTGAGCCGGCGATATAAGCCATCTTGACTTCTGCCTTCTCATCCTGCGGCTTCAGTGAGCGCTGAGTCTGGTCGCATGAAATCTGCGCCGGCTGGTAGGTCTCACTGCCAATGGTCAGCGGCGCATCCCAATCGGTGTAGCACTCAGGGTTAGTCGGGTCTTGAGCGTAGCTGAATTTGAAAAGGAACTTCTTCGATGGCTGAGATTGCGTGACGCCGGCAACCTCCTGAATGAAGCCGATGGTTGCGGTCGCATAGGCAGGATCGGGATACGTCAGGGTCAACGTGTCGGACGCAAAGCGCGCGGTGTAGGTGTCGGGCGTGCCCGAGGTCGCCGTGCCGGGTTGGAACCATGCAGGCACCGAAAACGACAGGACCGACCCCTTCTGCGCGACAAAGAAGGTCAACGCCTGCCGGATCGCGAGGCTGTCGGCAAAGGTGAACCCAGCGTCCTCCTGCCAGCGGGCCGCGCTGCTCGTGCGGTCGAGCAACGGCGCCACGACCGGGTTCGGCTGCAACAGTTCGAGGCCGTGCGTGCTTGTATCATCAACCGGGTTCGTCCAGTCCGGCTCCTCGCCCCAAGTCGAGCCATAGCTGTTGATCCCGATGCGCCAGTCATAGGGTCGCGCCTCAAACAAATCCAGATCCACCTCGCAGAAGGTCTCGTCCTGCGCCGACGCCTTCGGGCGCTCGGTCCACCGGCAGAGCATCAGCGGCGCGTACAGTGGATAGGCTGGTGAGCCGGGCAGGCTGCCGGCGTCGTAGATCGCGTAATCACCCGTGTCTGGGTCGAAATTGATGACCTTCTGCGGGTCATAGATGCGATTGGCCCAATCCGCCACCGGCCGCGCATCGGGCCAGAGTGGAATCGCCACCGGATTGTTTCCGAGCGCGGCCAGTCCCTTGCGCCAGTCGTCGGCCTCGTCATCCGCCGCCGTCAGGTGGAATTTGATGGACAAGCTAGTCGCGGCACTCTCGGGCCGGCGTTCCTCGATGCTGGTGCGTCCCTCGCCAATCAGCGTGTCGCAGCGGTGCGCGATCTCAACCGGCGAATCCCAATTCGGCTGAATCAGCAGCAGGCCGAACGTCTGCCCCTCCGCAGTGATTACCGGGAACTTCATGTCTCGATTTGCTCGCCCCGGCGCCGCCGAGACCAATCCAGCATCACGTTGTCGAAGCTGGGGTCGCGGGCCATCTGCTTGGCTGAAATCATGTTCGGCGCCATGACGTGAATCATGCGCTGTGGCTTGCTCCGGCCGCCCCCCGCTGGCCCGCTGGCAACCGCCGCCTGATGCGCGCGCTCGAGGTTGCCCGCGCCGATCGCACGCACGGCCGGCGCGCTGAACACGTACTCGTGAGGATGGACGACGCCGCCCGCGGCGCCGGTGTAGCCGCCTTCTTCGAAGCCGCCAGCAAGGGCCATGATCGCCGCGAGCGAGGCGGCAAACGCCAGCGTTCCGTAGATCGGCCCGAGCTGGGCAATGGATTCCATGCCTCCCTCAATCGCTTTTTCGGTGGTCTTGGTCTTGGTTTTGGACGAATCCGCGGCGTCCAGCACGTCCTTGAGCAGCGCATTTTTCACCATCTGAAGGCCCACCTCCACGAGCGCTTGTACGAGGGACGTTTCAATGGTGTTGCCGATGCTGCGGATCGCTTGTCCCCATGTCTCGGTTTTCGTAATCGCCCCCGTGAGGTTGGTCGAGATCGAGGAGAACCCCGACGAGACGGCGCCCGACAGCCCGCTCGCTATGGACTGCTGCACGGTGCGTGATTTGATCCCGAGGTCCGTCAAATCCTTGCTGAGATTCTGTATGAACGAATGCGGGTCCGGACCCATGTCGGCCAGTGCTTCCTTGGCGGAGGCGAGCCCCGTCTTGCCGCTCTCTACTGCATTCTGCGCCTTTCCCCGGGCCGCCGGCGAAAGCGTGGCGTTGTCGGCATTGGCCTGTTGGTCTTTGATGTACTGCTCCAGCTTGGGGATCAGCGCGGTTAGTATGTCGGACTTTTCCTGCCACTTTTCGTTGTCGGTCTTATTCCAATCGTGCTCGGTCGCAGCTATCGCGATCTTCGCCTGCGCGACGTCCGCCTGATTCCACTTCGCCAGCATTTCGATCCCCTGCTCGGCCCGCCGTGTCCGTTCGGCGTCGCCCCTGGCCTCCTCGGTCTCGGCCTGCTTCACCGCCGCGGCCAAATCCTTCTCGGCCTGGGTCCGCAGTTTGGCCGCCTCAGTCAGCAGGCGCTTCGCCTCGAGCTGCAAATCCTCACGCATCGTGCCGCTGACTTGGATCTGCTTCGCCTTGGCCTCATCTTCGTCGGCCTCTGCCATCAGGGCGGCGGCTTTCTGTGAAAGGGTGTCATACTGATGGGCCTCGTCACTCAGCGCCTTGGAGAGCGCCAGATTCGCCGCGATCATCTGCGGCGTCGCGTCGAGGGTGGCCTGCATCTGCTTGCGGATGTCATCCACAGACTGCGACGGAGTTCCGGCTGCAGCCCCGGCAGCTTTGCGGGGCGCCTTTGCACCTTCGCTGACCCCCATCGCAACCGCTAAATTCGTCAGGCCCTCGCTCGGCTTGCTAGCAACCAGGATCGTCGCGATAGCTTTGATGGTCAGCCCAAGTATCGCCCAGGCCGATTCCGTCTTTTCGAACCGCTGCAGGTCGGCGTCGGAAACAATCAGCCCGCTCTGCACGCCGCCGAGGCCGGTCGTGCCGAGCTGCGTAATGATTTCCTGAAACCGTGCGCTGTTTCGCCCGAGCAGGGCGATGACATCCGCCCAAGCCTTCCCTTTGTCGGCTGCGTTGACATATGCCTGCGCAATGGCCACGAGACGCTGTTCCTCGGGCATCGCGAGCAGAGTAGCGGTATTGAGACCGAGCTCCTCGATGGCTTTGTTCTGCTTGGTGGCGCCATCAGCCGCCGCCGCCATGTTTCGGTTGAGCAGACCGAGCGCCTGCGCCATGTCGTCTTGCTTCAGCCCGGCACTAGCCGCCGCGTAGTCCAACATCTGCAACGCACGCGTCGAAATGTTCGCCTGCTCGGCAAGGTGCTCGATGCTGGCACCGTACTCGACCGTGGACTTTATCCCCTCAAGGATCGCGCCGAACGACAACCCGACACCCAGCGATCCCAGCGCCGTCCGCAAACCCTGTAACGAGGCGGTTAGCGTCTCGGCCTGCTTCTGCCCGGCGGTCAGCGCGGACAGATCGCCCGTGCTGAGCAGCTTGATGAGGATGGTTGAGGTCTGGTCGCTCACTCATTCGGTCCCTTCGTCGGTTGCGTCCTCATAGAGTTCGTCGGCCAATTTCTTGAAATCGCTCTCCTTCATGTTGGGAGCACTCACGATTCGCAGGAGCTTCAGCTCGCGGCAGGCTTGTTCTCGGCGGCGGTCGGCGAGGACTTCGCAGAGTCCGTCGATGGAATAGGTGTCGGCGATGCGTTGGGCGTCTCCGCCGCAGATTCCCTGGGCAGCGGCGTGGGTGACGAGTCTCCAGACCCAATCGAAAGGGCAGCGATCACCCGCAGACCCAGCAGATTTTGCTGCAGAATGGGCGCGACGAGAGCGGCGGCGGCCGGTGCGCCCTTTGAGAGCCGGAGCGCCTGTGGAAAAATCACCTCATGGCACTTGCCGGCCAGTTTGCCGAACTGCTCCTCGTCAAGCGAATCGACCCAAGCCAGATCCTTGCCGCAAGCCATTGCCACCATCGCCGGCTCGCGCTGATCCTTGGCCAGATAGAGCCAGTCGTAGAGCTTCGTGATCGTGAGCGGCTTGATGAGAAAGCGGCACACGCTGCCATCCTGCAGCGTGACCGCGAACGGAACCGGCGCGATGGCCGGGGAGGGTTTGGTTTCCATAGATTATTGGCGGATATAAAACCGCATTGCACCGGCCTCCCTGCGGCTACCGGTGATGGCGCCTGAATCGCAGACAACCGCACTGTCAGGATTACGGATAGGTTGCTGTCTTGACCCAGGTCTTGGCGTTGGTGCTCGCGTTGTAGTCGAGCGGCTGCACATGCGTCGAGTCAGCGGCGTGAGCGCCTGCGGTGAGGGTATACGTCGACCATGCGGTCGGAGTTCCCACAAAAACGACGATGGTTGCTCCCGCCGTGACGAGCACTGTCGGTTGCTCCGCCATCTCGGCGGTCGTCGCATAGAACTGCGGACCGGGGAAGAACTGATCCGGCGGATTGGTGTCAGTCGCGAACGAAGGCGGCGTGAACGCAGTCGGAGGGCTGGCGTCGGGCGTACAATCAAGCGGTGTGAATGCCACGGGCTCGGGTATGCTGAACTCCAGGTTGGTGAGTGCCGCCGAGGTCTCATTGATGCATCCGCCGAAGTACAATGTGAGGTTTGCCGAGGCGTTGGTCGTGTGCTTTAGCGCGCCATCGATGTAATACTTCACATGGACGCCATCGTAGACGATCTTGAACACGCTCCCATTCAGATAGGTTCCGGCGTCGGCGACCTTGCTGCCGGCCTCCCAAATCTCGGCTGTCCCGTTCTGATTGGAATAGATCGCGTAGTCGAAGGAGTAATAGTTCGGCGTGGTGGGGAACCTCGTTTGGGTGAGCCCCCCCAAAATCCTAGTATTAACCCCCACCCTTTGCCACACCGCGAGAGCCCCATTGACGAAGCTCTCGACGGTAGCAAAGGCGCTGTCGACGTCGAAGGCGTTGGTCCCGGCGACGCGCTTCCCCGAGTTCGGTCCGAGCCAGCAGGTGCCGGAGGCGAGGAGTGTGAATGGAGTGGCCATTGGAATGGTGGATTAGGAGCCGGTTGCCGAGTTGAGGGCGGACCAGAGCTGCGTGAAGGTGAGCTTGAACTCCATGTTCTTGTCGTCACCAATGTTGGTGACCTCCACATCCATCTCGCCCCACACCTGCTCGGCCACCTCCTGCGAGTTGGTGTCCTGGTTGTAGAACTGCGCCTTGAGCCAGCCCTTGAGCGTGCCACTCGTGAGGGGCACGTACTGGCCGACGGTGCTGGTGCGCGGCGACGTGACGGCGAGCGCGCGGTTGGCCGCGAGCCACATCACGTTCGAGCAGTCCGTGATGGTGATGGTGAGTTCGCGCTTGAACTTCGACCGCTTGATGTCGGACAGGCTCAGCGTACCGGGCGAGGGCTTGTAGACCTCAACCTTGCTCGAGCTGACCTTCGGCTCCCATTTCGATATGATGCCGAGCGACACCCATAGGGCGGCGGCAGATCCGTCAACGGCGGCGTTGGAAGGGATGTAGGCGACGCCGGTCGTGCCGGCGGAGGGAGAGGCTTCGATGGTGCCCGCCAGAGCGAACTGGGCTAGGCAACCGAGTAACTTTGTTTCAGTAGTCATGGCGGGTTGCGATTACGATTGTTTTAGACGATTGCAAAAATCAGGAGACGCCGAGTTTGTCGGCTATGCGCTTCAGCCATTCCTCAATGGCTGTGAGGCGGGTTTCAACGACGCCCATGCGCTCGCCGTGATCGTCGCGAAAGCCCTCCAGTTTATCGACGCGACGGTCGAGGTCCTGAATGCGCCAGCGGCAGACAGCGAATGATGCGCCGACACCAACGACAGCGACAGCGGCGGCGAAGGTATCAAAGGTAAATTGGAACACAGGGAATCAGAGTGACTTGACCTCGGCTTTACCCTTGGCTTCGAGGGACGTGACCCTAGCTTCGAGGGCTTTGGTTGCGGCGGTGATATGACCGTGGTAGAAATAGCTCACGACGGCACCGACGATGAACGAAACGACTGCAGTGATAACGTAATACATGGTTTTATGATTTATCTTCAGGTTGAACAGACGAGGGTTTAGCCGGCGCTAGGTGTTGCATCTGACGCGAGCCGAACCACCATGCGACCGACAAGCCAGCGAGATTGCAGATTGCCTCTGCGATGGAATCGCGAGTTGCGCCTTGCTCAGAGAAATAGAAATAGTAGGTCAGGCCAAGGAGCAGGGCGGTCAGGACCGGGCGCCAGAGCGACAGCAGCCCGGCGATAATGGGAGGAACGTTGTTGATCGAGCTGGCGGCAACCTGTGAAGACTGAAACGCCGTCACCGCCCCTTGCTCAGTGACAATCTTCAGTTGGTCAGCAGAGAGCTGCTTTTGCGCCTCAGAGTTGGCTGCGATGCGCTTGATTTCCAGGTCAGCCATCGCCTCATCATGGGCGAATTGATTCTTTGCCTGAAACAGCGAGACGACTCCCGTAAAAACGGAGCCGACGACTCCGAGAATGCCGCCCGATGCGGCGTTACCGACTAGATCGAGAATACTCATTGAGATGGTGTGTTGACTGCAGGAGCCTTTGCGTCGTGCTCGTGTTCCTTGGCGTTGCCCCACATGAACGTGCCAAGACCTGCTGCGATGCCGGTGAACGTCCCGCCGAGCGCAGCGAGTTGGCCGGCGTCCGGCTTGTTCAGAACCTCAAGCACTGCGATTCCGAAACAGCCCGCCAGATAAAGCGCGGCGAGAATGACTTTGCGGTTTCCGGTTTTCATGCGGGCTTGATGTTAAGCGGAATGAAAAATGAATACATGCGAAGGACGTAACCACCTTCAGTCCTGACCGCACCCTCACCAGGAACATAACGCGCCGGCTTTTGTGTGCCACTGGGCCGCTTGGTGCAGGTTTGAATTATACGAGTCCTAAGCGCAGAGCGATTTGGCGTGTGCGCCTTCAAAACACTCTCGGCTACCAAGACACTGCAATGAGCATCGCCCTTCGTCGTTCCGTCTAAGAGCGTTTCGGCGTTGTAAAGTTCGGCTTCCTCAATCTCTATACAAACACCCGTTGCGCGAAGTTGGTCGGCAATGGCAGACTTCGCCTCTTCCGGGTCTTTATATGGGTCAAATTGAATCGGCGTGCCGAGCAATCCGAGTTGTGCATCGGCAGTAATCAGACCCGCGAAGTAAGCTTGTACGTTATCGAGAGTCATGCGAATGCCCTGAGAAGCTGAGCGGCGGCGGCGTCCTGCCGATCCTTGACAAAATTAAGCATATCGGCGGTCTGATCGGTGATGGCCTTGTTAACGATGCCGTAGCGCACACCCACCACATCTAGGCCGGCCACGTTGCCCTCGATTGTCGCTACGCCATCTCCAACCTCCACACTGCCGAGAGTCTTGCCGCTTGTGTTGCGCTGCAAAAATCTTCCCTTTGCGCTATTGTGACGCCAACGATACCAAAGAAACGCAGCCCCAAGCATGCCAATTCCTCTCTGTCGAAACGCTACTTCCGTGCCGACGATTTTTTGCCATAATCGCACGCGCGCTTCACGGTTCGTTTTTTCAACCCCTGCGTTCTTTGCCGATTGAAGGCCCATGTATTGCCTGCCTCGAATGGCCTTGGTTTCACTGCGTAACTTAGACCGCTCGGCTAAATAAACGTCCATCAGCCAACCGCGAATTTTTGTCCCCAATCCTGCAATGGTGCGCGCGGCTAGTTCCGCACGGGCGATGCCCGGTCTCCTGGGATAACCGCCAAATTCGTGCGCGGAAAACCCTTGCCAAAGCGCGAAACCCAAGCGCATTACCTTGTGTTCAAGCGCCTCCTGAGGTGTCTTGCTGGTATATTTAACGTACTCAGCAAAAGCCGCGTTGAAGGCGTCGATATTGCTTTGGATCGAAGCTTCCACGTTACGAGGAAACGCCCTTGATGACGGCGAAACTGAACACCGGCTGCTCAGTCGTGGTTCCGCCCGTAGTGAAGAACGTCACGTTGAAGCTGCTGGCGCCAACGGCGGTCACGAAAATCTCATAGGTGTCAGTTCCAGATTTCTGATTAACAACCACAACGTCAGTCGCGGCGACGGCGCTGTCAGTTACGGTGAACGTTGCAGGCGTGGCAGACCCCGCCGCGCTAAAGAGCGTGATAGCGCCACTAGCCTTGTTGATCGTTACGCCGGTCGTTCGGCTGGTGATCTGCGTCACCGTGCCTCCCGCGCCAGTAGCATAGCCGACGCCAGCCGTTGCGTGAGAACTGAGAATTGACCCGGTCGCACTCTGATTGCCAGTGAACGCATTTCCAGCATCAGTGCGGGCAAGTGTCGCAGAAGTAGTCGGAAACGTGTAGGTCTGCGCATCCGTCGTGGTAAACGTCGACGTATGGTTAAACGTGATCGTCTTGCCGGCGCCGAGCGCGAGCGTGCCAGAGCCGGTAGTGATCGTATTGCCGTTAAGTGTCAGCACTACGACGTTGCCTGACGAATCTGACGTAAACCCGGAGTTCGACTGCCAGTTTCCGCTTCCGTCCGTGTACTGCACTTGGCCTGCGGAACCATGCGCAATGCCTGTGCTGTGCGCAGACATATATGTGAGCATCGCTGCGACAGTCGGGAAATGGTCATTGTCGTTGTCGGGAAGCGTGCCGCTGGTTTCAGCAGTGCCCATGATAAGCTGCGCATGGGCAGGAATAGCGAAGAGACAGGCTGCGAATACAGCGCTGAGGAGAAATCGAGTAGTTTTCATTTTAGAAGGTGGGTGAGAAAACAACGGTCCAAAGGGCCGTCGCTTCCTCATAGTCCGCGCGAACGACGCGGAAGTTTTTGGTGTTTTTCGTGAGTTCGTCGCCTTTCTTGAGTCGGGTGGCAGGCATGACCCAGGCGATAGGGAGTGGCGGTGATAATGAGCGGTCGGCAACGAAGACCGGGAAATCCTCATCCTGCGCGCCGGCCATGTGCGGATTGTCGGGTTTCAGTTTGCAGGCTACTCCATAGATGACCGCGCCATCAGCAGTTCGCGTCCAAGCTTGTCCGTGCTCTGCGAGCGTTGCGGCGAAACCGTCTGCGATTGCCTGCTGTCCTGCGGTCATGGAGTAGGCTACCGGGCGGAATCAACCGCCCGGTAGCTGCGATGAATCAGGATCAGGCCGACACGACGAGCTGTGCGCGGGTCTTGTCACCCACCGCAGAACCGTACATGAGCGCCACGCGATAGCGGCTGGCGCCGGCGTCGTGGTTGACGTACTGCGTCAGCATCACTGACAGCCCGGTGTCGGGATCACTGACCTGCGAAACCGCGCCGTAGTTGCTGCCGATCTGAGCGTCAACGTAGTCGTAAGGCAGGCGGGCCGCAACCACGAGCGCTTCCTTGGAACCAAGGACAGCAACGAGGTTGCTGGTCGTGGGCAGGTCGACGTAACCCACCGGCATGAAACCGGCGATCTTGGGCAATACGTATTCCGTGATGAGGTCAGGCCGTTGGAACGTCGCGAGGGTAGCGATCACCGGGTCAACCGCGAGCTGACCAAAGTAATCCTCATTCATTATCGCAAAGCCGTCCTTAATCATCACCTTCCGTTTACGGAGCGCGACGCGCTGTGCGATCACCGCCGAGCGCGTCCACGCACTCTGCGCGACCGTCGATTTCCCCCCGCCGATGTTGAAGTTGCCGACCGTCACAAGCGCGAGGATGAAGTCGACAACATCCTTGCCGAGCGCGTAGATCGAACCCTCGGCCTGCTCTCCGAACAGGTCGCGGTTGGTCGAAGCGAGTTCGTTCGCGTTGTAGTCGAACTGCACGTAGCGGTGCTGGTCGATAGTCACCGGAACGTCAGTGTCGGTGACGGCCGTAGCAGCATAACCGGTCGGAGGCGCAGCGTAGCTCTGCACCGCAGGAATCGAACGTATGCGGGTGATTACCGTCTGATTCAGCTTAGCAGCGGCGTTGCTGAAGTCGGCCGTAAACATACTGAGCGCCGGCAGGTCAGCCTTGAGCAGCGAAAGAGCCTGCTGCGCAATGAGCGAACCGGACAGCGTGCCGAGCGTGTTGGCCTGAATCTGAAGGCGGGTAGTAGCCTTCGCGACGATCTTGACAATGTCTGCACTGTGGACGCCGGCATGACTGAGCAGGTCAGCCAGGGCAGCGCGAATCGAAGCGCGCTCCCGATTCTTGAACAGGCGCGGCTTGATGTTACGCGCATAGATCAGCGCGCGATCAACGGCGAGTTCCGCGCGTTGCTGCGCGAAATGCTCATTCGCCGGAAACTGCGACGGGTCCTTGGAGGCGTAGGCAGCGAGAACATCGGTCATGTCCTCCTGCGTCACGACCACGCGCACGCCATCGGCACCGGCCTTGAAACCTGCCAGCACAGCAGCGGTCTCAGTCATCTTGCGCTCCATTTCCGCGATCTTGACGTCGGCGTCCTTCTTGGCCTGCACTGATGCAGTCTTTTCAGCATCGGCGGCGGTCTTCAGATCGGTAAGCTGAGCCTTCAGTTTAACGACCTCCTCGCTTGGCGCGAGGCCATCGATATGCTTGGCAAGGAGGTCCACAAGCTGGTCCTCGGTAGCGTTGGCCGGTGGAGTAACCTTCAGCGCGGCCAGAATCTTGAGCAGTGTCTCTTTCATGTTTTTGGATTCCGGGTTATCCTCCGGATGCGGATTTCTGTGAGAAGCATCGAGGCCATACCGGGCCGCGATTAAAGCTGGCATTGCGTCAAAGGCCGGTGCGTTGACCAAGCCCCCTAACGCATGTCCCTCAATCAAGCTCTCGATGCGACCGGTAGTCCGGTTCGCCTCAAAAGCAGGACTGAACGAAATAAATTCTTTGTCGCGCACTGACTTTTCGCCGCCCGGCGTCCAGTCGAGATGCGCCATGATTCCCTTGGCGGGGTCCCACGAGAACGCCTTAATATCCGCAGAAGCGGCGCCATCCTCGTGATTGAAGTCGATCCAGGTGCGCTTGCCCTTGGCCTTTAGGGTAGCAAGGTGGGAAGCTACAACACGCGCTGCCTGCTCATCACAAATGACCGTGCCGCTGTATCCCTTACCGTCGAGCGTGCAGGCTGTGATGGCGTGGACGCCAGCCGGCATCCAAATGATAGCCTCGGGCATCGGGTCGGAGGCAGCGAGCGAGGGCAATGCAGAGGGCACCGAAAAAGCAATGACACTCGCTGAATCGCGCGCCTGAATTTGAACGCGACCAACTCTGTACCCGACCAGACCAGCATGCACCTTCTTGAGCGCCGTGCGCTCAATTTTGCCTATAGTACCGTTGCGAACACCCTCTAGGCGCTCAATCTCCCGGCATGAAAGCTTGATGTCCTGGTCTCCCACGGCATTCAAAATAGCAGTTACGGTCTTGAGCTTGTCCCCTGTGGGCCGGCTCATTGAGTTTCTCCCTTTCCGCCTCCTTCCCCTGGCGCCGGGGTTGGTCCGACCGCGTCGGGCGCTTGTCCGGCAAGCCGCTCCATCGCGAAGCTGGCTATAAGTTGACGTGGAATCTTGTATTTAGCCGCGAGTTCATCGATGTAGGCTTCTTCTTGCGCACGCTGGTCAAGACGCTCGCGCCAGTCTTCACCGGTCTCGCCGTATTCGTCCTGATAGGTCGTGCGACCAGCCTTCAGTTCCTCCAGGCGGGCCGCAGAATCGTTGCCCACGTCGACCGTTGTGCGCCGCGGCGGGTGCCACCTGACCTTGTTCCAATCAGGATTTTTCGGAACCTCGCCGTGCGCGATGGCCCAACCTATCGCAAATTCCCAAACCTTCTGCGCGGCGCGGGCTTGATCGATAGTCTCCAACTCGAATCGCCGGTTGTCCGACTCCAGACAGGCGCGCAGGGTGGCGCCGCCCAACGATGCGACGCGGTAATCGACCAACGCCGGGTAGGAAATGCCAGAACCCTGAGCAAATTTAGCGTCGAGCCGATCCCAAAAACCGGTTGTCGCTGCAGACGGGCGCTTGCTCTCGAATTGCGTAATTTCATCCCCGACCTGCGGCACCAATACCTCACCGCCGAGCGCTTGTTTGTAATATGCCACCCGCGTTGCAGGGTCAGCATTCGGCAGCGCAGTAAGCGAAGCACCGATGGCGTTTCCGTCCGGCGTGACCGCGCCTGCCTGGGTTTTGATGATGCGCGAAATCGAAGCGGCGTCCTTGGCCGCGCGCATCTCATATTTTTGCAAGTCATCAAGGTCGTGGATGTCAAGGATGCCGGCATGAAACAGCGTCAGCCCGCGGTACTGTCCCGCGCGCCTGCGGTTCCACACTGGAATGATTTCACTAGCCGGATACGCTTGAACCTTGCTCCCATCGAAATCATCCGCGATCAGGTAGGCGCGCGGAATTTTGAACTGAAGGTCGATTATGACGCCGTCAACAACCTTGAATCCCGAGCGCTCAATCGCCCCAATATCGACGCCGCCAGTTCCGCAGCGATGC